AAACTTTACGAGTTCGTCAGCTATTTTAAGAATCGCATAATTTTAACAGGGAGGCCTGATGGCAGATATTACAGTACAGGTATCGTCAGCGGGTCTCACTGCTTATGGTGCTTCATCTTGGGGTTCTGAATCCTATGGTGGAGATAACTCTACAAGCACAACTATTGGATCTTTAGACGCTTTTAATAACGATGGTTGGGGAAGACTTTCTTGGGGTTCTTTAACATGGAACCAAGATTTTGAAAATCAAACAGTTCAGGTTACAACACCAGGTAAAGGAACCGAATGGGGTTCTGATGTTTGGGGAGATGCTTAATGGGGTCAAATCACAGGAATGGATACTGACCTCGGCACTGCAGATTTAACTATAAGTGTAGATGCATCTCTTACAGGAGAAGAATTAAATACAACAACAGCTACAGCAGTAGCTGGAGCTAGCGCTGAAGTATCTTTAACAGCTCTAAATGAAATACAAACATTTACAGGTAATGAATTTGCAGGACCTAATATAGAAGTTCCAGTTACTTCTCCAGTTAATGATGAATGGGGTACTGAGTATTGGGGCGCAGGTCAGTGGGGCGTCGGTGATGGAGTAACTATTGCTTTAGGACAAGAGACTGTAACAGGGGATGCTAATGTAGAAGTATCTGGAGAACAAATTGCTTTCCAAACAGTAGGCACTGTTGAAATACCTGTTGTTATAGATAATGGTGTTGAATTACAATCTGCACAAGGAGATGCGTTTGGCGGTGAATTAGTAGAAGTTCAAGTTTCTACAGCATCTGCTTCACCTTGGGGTAATGCTTCATTTGGCGAAGGACAGTGGGGTCAAGGTGTTGGAACAGATATTAGTATAGGTGGTGAAGAAGTAGCTGTACCGAGTGTTGAAGTTCCAGTAAATAACACTAACTTAACTATTAACTCATTTGCTAATAATCAACCAACAATTACAGCAGATGCTAATACCCTTCAAACAGGAGAAGAATTAATTACAGTTTTGGGTAATGAAGATGCTGTTCCAAATACACAAGTTGATCTAACAGGTATTGAATTAGGCCCTATTGTAATAGGTGATTTCTTAGCTGGTATTAATGCAGATGTAGAACCAACAGGAGTGACAGCGACCACTTCTACAGGTATAATAGGATTAAACGCATGGGAATTAGTTGATCCTGGAATTGCTCCAACTTGGACGGTTGTTGACAAGGCGGCTTAACCCAAATAAAATTAAGATATTTAATAAAGGATAAAAATTATGGCATCAAGTTATTCAACAGATTTAAAATTAGAGCTGATGGTAACAGGGGAAAACTCTGGTACTTGGGGCGATAAAACAAATACAAACTTAAACTTAGTACAACAAGCAATTGCAGGTTATGAAGCTATTGACGTTGCATCAGCAGATGTAACTTTAGCTATGACTAACGCAACTTTATCAAACGCTAGAAACATGGTTCTTTCTTTAACAGGAACTCTAGCAGGAACAAGAGATGTTAACGTTCCAGATGGAATTGAAAAAACGTACATTGTTGCAGATAACACTACAAGATCAGGAAACACTTTAACTATTAAAACTGTTTCTGGAACAGGTGTTACAATTCCAGAAGGTAAAACTGTTTTAGTATATGCTGACGGTACAAATGTTAATGATGTTTTCTTCATGAAAGATTTAGCTGAAGATACTACACCTCAATTAGGCGGTAACTTAGATGCTAACGGAAACAATATTTTAATTGATAATGGAAACTTCATTGGAGATGAAAACGGTTTAGAGCAAATTAAATTTGCTACAACTGCATCTGCAGTAAATGAATTAACTGCAACTAACGCAGCTACGGGTAATGCACCTAATGTTTCAGCAACTGGAGATGATACAAACATTGATTTAAATTTAACACCTAAAGGTATTGGAAGAGTCACTTTTAATGGTGGTGGTAAAATACAACAATTAGCTGAAAAAGTAACAAACTCAGCTACTGCAGCTACAGGCACAGTTAACTACGATGTCATTACTCAAGCTGTATTAAACTACACTACAGATGCTTCAGCAAACTGGACATTGAATATCAGAGGAGATGGCTCTAATTCATTAGATTCAATTATGGATACTGGAGAATCATTAACAGTAGCACACATCGTAAAACAAGGTGGAACTGCGTATTACAATTCAGCAGTTCAGGTTGATGGATCAAGTGTTACACCAGAATGGCAAGGTGGAGCAGCACCGACAGGTGGAAACACTGACTCACTTGACGTTTATACGTATACTGTTATAAAAACAGGTGCAGCAACATTTACAGTCTTGGCTGCACAAACACAGTTTGCATAATAGGAGGATAGAAAGATGCCAATAATTGGATCATTTGGAGCAGGATCAGGAAGAGGATATGGCCAACGAGGCGGTGGCGGAAACCCATTTATGGAAGCTACTGGCGGTTGTATTACGACTGATGGTAATTATACAATTCACACTTTTACAGGACCGGGAACTTTTTGTGTTTCTAAATTAGCGTGTTGTTCATCAGATAACGAAATTTCTTATATGGTTGTCGCTGGTGGCGGCGGTGGAGGCGATGGAAATGGAGGCGGAGCAGGAGCGGGTGGCTTTAGAGAAGGAAAATCTACCGTTGACTGTTACACTGCAAGTCCTTTAGATGCAGCTAGTGGAATTACAATAACATGTGCAGGCGGAATACCTGTAACCGTAGGGGCCGGAGGTGCGGGATGGGCAGTCCCAACTAGAGGCGGTTGCCCAGGTGGACCTTCAATCTTTTCATCAATAACATCAACCGGCGGTGGTGGCGGTGGTGGCGGTTCTCCGCCTCCAACTACTTCAGGGGATCCTGGAGGATCCGGCGGTGGCGGTGGCGGATCAGGTCAAACACCAGGAGGATCAGGAAATACTCCTCCAGTATCTCCACCTCAAGGTCAACCCGGTGGAGACGCAGAAGCTCCACCCAATTCAAGAGCTGGCGGAGGCGGAGCCTCTCAAGCAGGAGCATCTTCACCAGGACCAGCTTTTGTATCTGGAGCTGGTGGTGATGGAGTAGCTACAGGAATTAATCCAAGCACATGTGTTGGAACACCAGGACCTACACCAGGAAGATGGTTTGCTGGTGGAGGAGAAAGTTGCGGTAACCCTTCTGGCCAAGGAGGATTTGGTGGCGGTGGCGGATCTCCCCCAATGGTTTGTAATCCCTCTGAGCTTCGGTATGGCGGTTTACCTAACACAGGCGGCGGAGGTAGTGGCCGAAGTTATGATGGTGGATCTGGAATTGTAATTATAAGGTATAAATCAGCATAATATGGCACATTTTGCAAAAATATCAGAACAAAATAAAGTACTAACAGTAGTAACTTTAAATGATAAAGATATGTTAGATACTGATGGAAATCCAAGTGAAGCAGTAGGACAAGCTTATTTAGAACAACATAATAATTGGCCTGCACATTTATGGATTCAATGTTCTTACAACACAAAGCGTGGAGTACATAGATTAGGTGGAACTCCTCTTAGAGGAAACTATCCAGGTATTGGTTGGGATTGGGATCCTACAGATCAAATTTTTTGGACTTCTGAAAAACCATATCCATCTTGGGTAAAAGACGTACAAAAAGGTTCATGGGTTTCACCAATTGGTGATTCACCAGATTTAACTGAAGAACAAAAAAATCAAAACGCAGTTTTTACTCATTGGTGGGGTTATGTTTGGAATGAAACAAATCAAACCTGGGACTTGACAAATTCTGAAGCCTGAAATATAACAATCTTCTGTTATGCGGAAGAAAGTATTATCCGAACAAGCTCTTTATTATGGTGAAATTGAAATGCCAAAAGGATTTGAAATTAATCCTTTGAATCTTACTAATAATTTTTTTAAATCTCTTTATCATAAAAGAAAATATACTTGGTCAAAAGATTTTGATAAATTAAATTCTTATATAAAAGATTTTATAAAATTAAACTATAAATTAAATTTAGTTAATAAAGATTATTGGACAAATATTTTTGTTCCAAATGAAACAACAGAATTACAAACTAATGTTGATCCTGTTGATTTAAGAAATTCACCTGATTTTACTTTACTATATGGAATCAATACTGTTAATTGTAAAATTAAAATTCTTTATGATGATAACAGACGTAAGGGTAGAGATTGGACAATAGAATTAAAGGATAATAATTTTGTTATGTTTCCATCAACTAATATGTACAGTATTATAAATAAACAGAAAGAATCTTTAAATTTTGTACAGACTATAACTTATGAGTACATTTAATTTTGAAATTGTTTTATGAATTTAAATGATTATTATTGGTCTTTTGTTTCCGCAGTACCACCTAAATTATGTGATGACATAATTAAATTTGGTTTATCTAAACAAGAAATTTTAGCTACAACAGGGGGCTTTAAAAGTGCAGAAAAATTAAATAAAGATGAATTAAAAAAATTAAAAGTTAAAAGAAACTCAAATATTACATGGTTAAATGAACCTTGGATATATCGAGAGTTACAACCATATGTTAATTTAGCTAATGAAAATGCAGGTTGGAATTTTCAATGGGACAGATCTGAAGTATGTCAGTTTACAAAATATAAACTTAATCAATATTATGATTGGCACAATGACGCTTGGAAAAAACCATATTCTAAGTCAGGGCCAGATTATGGAAAAATTCGAAAACTATCTATGACTTTACAATTAACAGATGGTTCAGAATATGAAGGGGGTGAATTAGAATTTGATTTTAGAAACTATGAACCCAATATGAGAGAAGAAGCCAAACATTTGAAACAAGCAAAAGACATACTTCCAAAAGGATCTATTGTTGTGTTTCCTTCATTTGTATGGCATAGAGTTAAACCAGTAACGAAAGGAGTGAGATATTCATTAGTCATGTGGAATCTTGGATATCCATTTAAATAATATGGAAAAAGCATTACATTTTAATACACCTATTTGGGCAGAGTACAAACCAGAGTTTGTTAAATCTTTAAATAAAGCATCGGACAAATATATAAAAGAAGCTAAAAAAAGAGATAAAGAATATATTCAAAAATTTGGTGATTTTGGAACATCTTACCATTCAACACCTCTTATGGGAGATCATGATTTTATGGATTTAAGAAATTACATAGGTCAGAAATCTTGGGAGTTTTTAGATCATCAAGGTTTTGATATGAATATGTATCAGCTTATGTTTAGCGAGTTGTGGGTACAAGAATTTGCAAAAAAGGGAGGGGGTCTTCATTCAGCTCATATACATTGGAATCAACACGTATCGGGTTTTTATTTTTTAAAATGCAGTGATAAAACATCTTATCCAGTTTTTCATGATCCTCGAACAGGTGCAAGAGCTACAAAATTAAAAATGAAACCAGATGATAAAATTCACCTTGGAAATGAGTTGATTAATTATAGACCAAGACCTGGTTCATTGGTTATTTTTCCAGGATATTTAGAACATGAATTTCTTGTTGATCATGGAAAAGAACCTTTTAGATTTATACATTTTAATATACAAGCAATACCAAAGGAAATTGCTAAAGATGTTTGATATATTTAACTCTTATTTAGATACACAATTATTTTCTTTTAATACTGAAGAAATAAAAAATAAAATATTAAATTTAAAATCTAAAGATAAAGGAAGAATAGTAAGTAATTATGGTGGTTGGCAAAGTAAAAGTTTTGAAAAAATAGATAAAGATTTTAAAAGTTTTTTTAATAAAGTAGATTCATCCGTACGAAAAATAGAAAAACATTTAGGTTTAGAAAAAAAATTATTTTTTTCAAACTATTGGTGTAATATAAATAATTCTGGTTCTTTTAATAGACCTCATCAACATTCTGGTGCCATAGTATCAGGTGTATATTATGTAAATATACCTAAAAATTCTGGAAACATAGTTTTTATGAATCAAAATTTAGATAATTTTTATCAACCAATAAAAGAATATAATAAATACAATTCTACGAGTTGGACTGTAGAACCAAAAAATAATTTGTGTCTTTTATTTCCATCTTATTTAATGCATTACGTTGAACCAAATTTAAGTAAAGAAAAAAGAATTAATATTAGTTTTAATTATGGATTTTAAAAAAAATAAATACGCAATAATTAGGAAAGCAATTGATAAAGATTTAGCGACATTTCTTTACAATTATTTTTTAATAAAAAAACAAGTTTATGACACTTGTATCGAAACAAGATACATATCACCTTATGAAAATGCTTTAGGAGAATATGAAAGAGGTCCGAAGGCACAAGTAGCTGATACATTCGCTCATTATTCAGACGTTGCTATGGAAACTTTAATGTTAAAGTGTCAGCCTATTATGGAAATAACAACTAAATTAAAATTATATCCATCATATACATATGGTAGAGTTTACAAAAAAGGTGATATTCTTAAAAGACATAAAGATAGATTTAGCTGTGAAATTTCTACTACTATGAATTTAGGTGGTGATCCTTGGCCAATTTATCTGGAACCGTCTGGGGAAACAGGTAAAAAAGGTGTTAAAGTAGATCTTAAACCTGGAGATATGCTAGTATATAGAGGATGTGAATTAGAACATTGGAGAGAAAAGTTAAAAGGTAAAGAATGTGTTCAAGTTTTTTTACACTACAATGATGTAAAAACAAAAGGTTCAAAAGAAAATATTTTTGATGGAAGAAAACATTTAGGACTACCTTGTTGGTTTAAAAGAAATGAAATTTGATTTTTTTCTTATAAAAAAACTTTTTTGTTTAAATGACGTAGAAATTATATATAATACAATGATTAAGTATTCAAATCCTTCTTACACATATAATTCTGGAAAAGTAAAAAGATCTGTAAATTATAAAATAACAGATTATGAGTATGTTAAAAAACAATTAAAAAGATTAATCGACAAAGTTCATGAAACTAATAATCTACACTTTGGTTATGATTTATATCCTATTTTAGATTGTCAAGGTATTCATCTACATGAATATTTACCAAGTGAATCTGTTGGGTATGATTGGCACACAGACAGTAACTTAGATTTTGCTAAAGACACTAAATTAACTGTATTACTTAATTTATCTAAAGAAAAATATGAAGGGGGTGAATTAGAAATATTTAATTGTGATAAAATAAATTTTAATGAACCAGGAGATATTTTAATATTCAAATCTTTTATACCCCACAAAGTGCATAAAATAATAAAAGGTACAAGAAAAACATTAACTTTATGGATGCATGGACCTTGTTTTAAATAATGAAATTTGATTATTATCTATACAAAAAATATTTAAATTTAAAAAATATTAAAGAGATCTCTAAGGCAGCTAATAAATATGCCGACGTTAATCTTAAAGATGGTAAAGATAAAAATGCAGTAAAAACAGCCAATGTTAAAATAGTAGAATATCGTTACATTAAACAACATTTAGAAAGGTTAGTAGATATAATTGATAGAGCCAATAAACAACATTTTGGGTTTAATTTATATTCAATAAATGAATGCGATTGCATTCATTTAAATGAGTATTTTCCAAATGATTCTGTTGGTTATGATTGG